TTTTCCTTTAATCACATGTTTCAAATTGATACTCCTTTATTACAGCAGATAGTAAATTGTTGTGTTCATTTACTGTGTTCTTGGTTAGTGCATTTTCAAACATTTGCGATTGGGGGTGCCCGGCAAACCAATGAAATCCCAGCACAGACTTATTGTTGATTTTTTCAATAACACTAGCATCTGCTGCTTGGTAAAACAATTCAATGGTCTTGCTGGTAATAGAATACACGCAATTACGATTGAGAAATAAAAATTTGTTGGTTGGAAACTGTACGCCAAAACTTTCAAAAGTTTTAAATCCCTGATTGATCAAGTCACTGCCCATGCATTGATATACACCGGGATTGTATTGTTTTTTTGCCAGTTCCCCAAGGTATTTAAAAAACTTATTGTTTGTTGATGATAATAAAAATCCCACTGTGTGCTTGTCCGGTGCTTTTAGAGGACACAATACAGTATCAACTTCGGCATTCTCGGGCAAGTTCTCAACAAGACTGGTCATGGGCTGGGTGTACAAAATATCAATGTCAGACCATAGGCCTCCCGATTGTGCCAGCAGCCTCCATCTTAGAAAATCACTTTTATGAACTTCGTGTGCTTGATTTCTAAATTTGTAGCTGTTGAAATCGTGAAGCACAATGTCCACTTTGAGTTCTTTGAGCTGGTTGGTGTAGTCAGAGGATAGATCAATGTCTTTTTGTTGGAACGAATCCCAAGCAGGTTTTGCCCTGCTGAGTTTGGCTGGCATGTGTACACGTATAACCCAGTCTGGATTGAGATGTCTAAATGACTGCACTGACAGAAATCTAAGATAGGATAACTTGCTTCCGCCCCAGTAAAAATGTGCGATCTTGGGTATCTTTGTTAAATGCCACATATATCATGTCCATTGTTGACTGCTCTGATTTGCAAGTTCTCTTTGACTGCGGTCCACAATTCACGATTGTTCACAGTGACTTCGGGATTGTGCGGGTTGTCATAGGTCTTTCTATGATACTGATGTACTACCCAAGGTTCTGCTACAAATTTTATTTCCAGTGGCATGGCCCTGATGCGATGTATTAGTTCTACATCATCCATGTCTTGCCCTTGTGCAAATCTTTCATCAAACCCGTTTAGCTTGACAAGATTTTCTCTGGTAATAGCAGTGGTAAAATGGTAAGCATAAGGACGTTCCGTTGTGTGATTGTACCATCGAGACTTTTTCTCTGTGAACATGGGCACAGGCTGTCCTGATCGCATCACACGAGTCTCTGCTTTGGTTGCTGCATAGCAATGAAAAGATAGATAGTTGCTGTTGGTTAGATTGTCTAGGGTGTATTGTAACACATCTCCCATGTGACAGCATTCGGGATTTTGTATAATGACTATGTCCCCACGGCAAGCACGTAATGCTGTGTTGTACGGCACACAAGGATTGCAGTAATCTTTTTTGCTGCGCCCATCTGACATGCGTATTACTTTGATGGCCAAATGCGGAAACTCCGATGATATGCTGTCAAGTCTTTGCCCAGCATCACAAAAGTCCTCGGCAATGACAATTTCTAAATCTTTGACTTGGCTCAGACTGATGGTTTTAAGTGTGTATCTCAACTGCTCAAGGCGATTGAAATAGCTCATTACAATTGATATCATTGATACTTTCTTTGTTCTTGCTTGAATATATCCAGCTCTTTTCGCTTGCCTTTTGCGCTCCATATAGCACTGTCTTCACGCATGGCCCAGTCAATATAGCTCATGGGCAGCAGACCTTTTCGATACAGTGGAACCAATTGATCTAGAATTAACTGATCCAAGAACCAATAAAGATCATTTTGTTCTATACTGGATTTCAATTGCCGTGCGTAGTGTTGCAGGAAATCATTCCCGCGCACAGTACCATTAAACAACATGGCACCTGCCAAATGAGTTCCGTCCTTGGGTTTTTCGTACAAGTAAAAGTCTGCATCGCCCAGCTGATGCCCAAATGGTTTGCGTACTAGTCCGTCTACGTCTATTGCCAGGCACTGTTTTGCCACAGGAAGTATTTCAGCCAGTCGCACAAACCTAGCACACGCATAGTAGGTCTGCTGCACCAATTTACGCAGTTCATGCACACCCAGCGTTTGACCTTTTTTGTACATTTGGCGTTGGCGATCGTTTGCAAAGTCTCGCCGTGTTAACCAGTGCTGTGTAATGTCGTCAAATATCTTGGTGTCTACGGTTTCGTAAGTGCAACTGACCTTAGGTGCAGTGCAGAATTCAATCTGATCTGGTCGGGGATTGTAGATATGAATATGAACTCCGTAGTTAGGAGTGTTGGCTCGAATGCTGGCAATCAAAGGCCGAGCATGCACATCGAAATAAACAGGATCAGCTGCTGCAAATAGAAAGAAACTGTCCTGTGACATCTTTCCTTGGAGTGGTGGCATTAACATAGTTAAATATTTAACTGTGATCAAGACCCTAGCTTATTTTCCCTCGCAAGTTGCATTAAATGGCAAGTCAGTTATGAATGCCATGTTGGATTACTGCCAAGCTGCTGGCATCCAAACCCAAGAAAACTCCATGACAGCAGACGCTGTGGTGATATGGAGCGTGTTATGGCACGGACGATTACAAGCTAATCAAGCTGTATACGAACACTACAGGGCACAAAACAAGCCAGTGATCATAATAGAAGTGGGTGCCCTGTATCGTGGCAACACCTGGAAAATTGCTGTAAATCATGTTAACTCACAGGGCTACTATGGGCACCAGGAGAATTTAAATTGGGATCGGCCACGCAAATTAAAGATAAGTCTTGCTACTCAATTGCTTCCACGTCCTGAAATTATCGTTGCTGCACAACATCGACACAGTTTACAAGTGGAATCAATTGTGCCTTTGGAGTCTTGGATTTTGAATCAAATAAATGAAATCAAAAAGGTAACGGATCGTCCCGTAGTAATTCGCCCACATCCTAGATCCACGTTAACACTGGATCATTTACCCACAGGGGTCAGCATCGAACGTCCCAACAAAATAACAGGATCCTACGACAGCTACGACATGCATTACGACTGCCATGCTGTGGTCAACTACAATTCGGGTCCAGGTATACAAGCTGCTATTGCTGGTGTGCGTCCTTTAGTGGATGCATCCAGCTTGGCTCACCCAGTGGGCGTTGCTTATGCCGATATAGAAAAGCCCTACGTTCAAGATCGGGACTTGTGGCTTACACAGATATGCCACACTGAATACACAGTAGAAGAAATACAAAAAGGACTATGGCTAAAAAGAATAGCATCAGCACTGACGGCATAACTGACTGTGCTTGTGTGATACACAGCACCGGCTATGACTGGCAATATGTGGAAAAACTCTACAACATGTTGAGTAGAAATATATCAGGCGGCATACGCATGCATGTGTATACTGAAGCTGACAGACCAGTGCCTGTTCACATGATCAAACATGTGCTGACAGAATGGCCTGGACTTGCTGGCCCAAAAAGATCGTGGTGGTACAAAATGCAGTTGTTCGATCCTGCGCTGTTTCGGGGCAACATGCTGTACTTTGATCTGGACTGTGTGATCACTAATGATTTAAGCTGGATTACGCAATTGGATTCTACACTGTTCTGGGGCATACGAGATTTCAAATACCTACAGCAGCCCATTAGCATAATTAATTCCAGTGTAATGTGGTTCAATACCGAACAGTTTGCTTGGCTCTGGGACAAGTTCTCAGCCCAGGGCATAGACGTTGCTCGCCAAGGATGTCAGGGCGACCAGGACTACATTACCAAGAACATAGACATAAGTCGGCGTCGTTTCTTTGACAGCAAGTACTTTCAAAGCTATCGCTGGCAATGCCTAGATGGCGGCTACGACTTCAAATACCGCAAATATCACAAGCCGGGCACAGGGGTTGTGATTGCTCCAGACACTGCTGTGATTGTGTTTCACGGCAGTCCCAATCCGAATCAAGTGTCAGACCCCACCATCGTTGCACTTTGGCACTAGGTTGACCATTAAATCCCATTCTGCTATAATTAATACTTAAACAGCAACAGGAGCGCAGAATGGGCTACAAGGTCATTGCAGATCGAGCAGAAATGGACCAAATGCGTGTCAAGTACGGCCCACGCAAGGGGCTAGAAGGCCCGTTCAACTTCTCAGGCAGAGTGTTGTATTACGACAACAAACAGGGTCAGTACTACGATCCTACTACAGACTTCTATGTAGAGCAGAGTGAAATGGATCAAATCCATGCACAATTAATGACTGTTTTGACCAAAATCTAGTACTTTCGTGTTGCCTAAAAACAACACTAAAACGGTTGACCAGAATTACCCATTCTGCTATAATTAATACTTAAACAGCAAACGGAGTTGATATGCAGATTACCCCAGAACAGAAAGCAGCAGACATTGCTCGACTCAAAGAAGAATACGAGTTTCTGACCCTGATCAGCTGCAATGGACGCTATGGCGGCAGCATCTTTATCAAGCAGGCTGCTATTGCTGCAACACTACGGGAATTGGAGTCGGTTGACCATTAATGCCCATTCTGCTATAATTAACACTTAAACAGCAAACAGGAACACACAATGATCAAGCAATTTGTCCAAGTTAGTGCCCACAAAGACAGCAACAATTTTGCACATTGCAGCAACCTAAGCCTGATGGCAAATCAGCAGCTCACAGCCAAGCAGGCCCTGCGTCACTTGCAAGTAATGGCCGATGACTATGCACTGAATGGCTACAGCATTGAATGGATCCGTGAGGACTTTGATGCAGTGTACGAAGAAATGTACGGCGAATTGTTTGCTTGACAATTAATTGCCATTCTGCTATAATTAATACTTAAACAACACACACTAAAGGAGCCAACCATGAGTGCAATTCGAATCCTAAACGGTACCTACCGTAACGCTGCTGTGGTAAATTCTACGTTCTCCCTGGTGAGTGGATTTCGTTCCAGCGCCAAAGGCAGTTTCGTAACTGTGAAAAATGGCGGCAATTTTCCCAATTGCCCAGAAACAATCCGTATCCGCGTTGACAACATTGCAGACATTGAGTATACTAGTAGCATGACAGAAAATATCCCAGCAGGCACCCCGACAGTGGCCGCCACAGTAGAAACAGACGAAGAAGCAATCACTCGTATCCGCGAGCGGTTTGACATCCTGCACGAAATGACCAAAGCAACAGTCACAGGCGACATCCGTGCTATGATTGTGAGCGGTCCTCCGGGTGTAGGCAAGAGCTTTGGCGTAGAGCAAGAGATCGAAAAAGCCACTATGTTTGACAAGCTGGCCGGCAAGCGAATCCGTGCAGAAGTTGTGAAAGGTGCAGCAACTCCCATTGGCTTGTACCAGACTCTGTACAAGTATTCGGACGAAAATTGTGTGGTTGTGTTTGACGACTGCGACAGCATTTTGCTGGACGACGTGAGCTTGAACCTGCTTAAAGGTGCGTTAGACTCGGGCAAGAAACGTAAGATTTCCTGGTTGAGTGAAAGCAGCAGCCTGCGCCGTGAAGGCATCCCAGACAGCTTTGAGTTCAAAGGTAGTGCAATCTTTATTACCAACTTGAAGTTTGACAAGATGAAATCGCAGAAACTGCGGGATCACTTGGATGCACTGCAATCGCGCTGTCACTATCTGGACTTGACTCTGGACACTATGCGTGACAAGATTCTGCGTATCAAGCAAATTGCCAAGGACGGCGTGTTGTTTGCAGACTATGATTTTGAGCCTGAAGTACAGGACGAGATCATTGACTTCATGGACACTAACCAGAATCGTCTCCGCGAAATGAGTCTGCGTATGGCAATCAAGATTGCAGATCTGCGCCGGATGAGCATGCTGAACTGGAAGCGTCTGGCAGAAACAACTTGCATGAAGGTGGCATAAATGAAAGCATTTGAAATTCTCATTGCTGTAATTGGCGGTGTTGCGTTCTTGGTATCGCTGAGTCTGCTGCTGAGCTTGCCTGTGTATTTTCTCTGGAATGAGTGTTTGGTTGGCGCCATTGACGGAGTTAAACAAGTCACTTGGCTGCAAGCATGGGGGCTGATGATTCTTTCTAGCTTCTTGTTTAAAACTACTGTCAGCACAAAAAAGGATTAATATGTACGAAATTTGGGATGGTGAATTGTTCTTGTACGCTGTGGACACTGTGTACGAAGCCGATGAACAAGCCGAAGCAGGCTTTACAGTTAAAGAAATCAATTTGAATTGATAAGTTTTTCGGGCATTGGTTGGCTCCGGCCCGAATTTTCAACAGGTACCCTTAAAAAAGGTACCTGTTTTTTGACTTTTGTAGCACAAGAATATATACTAGAACAATGCAACATCTTGTTATTGTGCTGGGCCAGCATGATCCTTTAACTTTGACATTCAAAATACGCAACACACCAGTGGCTGAATTATGGCTGGAAAGAATGCAGTGTCGTGATCCGTATCCCTTGGATCACCCTGATCGATTTTACGGATTCGATACACCTGAGCAAGAACAGACCCGTGCAGTACTTATAATTCAGCAGTGTATTGATACAATCAATTCTCATTCCAAAATCATTTTGCAGCCATTTGAGTACACACAGGATTGTTTGAATTATTTGCACAACGTATTTGAAAGATACCACGGTCTATTAAATCAACAACACACTGAATACTGGCACTCGGCACCTGTAGCAGTACAGCAGGCTCTAGCCGATTTAAATATTGCAGTACATCGCTGCGAAACAGCCATATCACCATCAAATCCCAGACTAGTGTGTACCTGGTTTGGCATGCCCAAAACAAAGCAATTGACACCTGAGCTGCAACGCACTTACGGTACTGCAAACATTGAGTTTGGTACAGTGTATTTGAATTACTGTGAGATTGGCAAGACCGCGGAAGACTTGGCTCACGACAACGATAAGTACATTGCTGACGAAGCATTTCGGCCATTTGATCACTACAGTGCCGACTTCAATGTTCAATTTTGTAGGCGCAGTTTGCTTGACAAGTATTCCGACATTGAAAATTATATTCAGCAGCATCGGGACTTTTTTCTTGCACACGGCATAGAAAATGTGTATAATATAAAAGCACAACCCTTGCGTTTTCCTGTAGCTGATCTAGAGTACAGTGGCAGCAAAAACGATTTACTACAAAATATTGCACGGCGACAGCATGTGCAGCACGTTATTATACAATGAAACAAGCAACCATAGTTATTAAAGATGAAGTCAATATCAAGATTGAGGGCTTGGATATTGACTGTAGAAAGAAACTGGTCAACACATTCAAATACGAAATACCTGGAGCAAGATATCAGCCTGCTGTGCGACTGGGTCGGTGGGATGGCAAAGTAGCTTACTTTCAATTGGGCGGATCCAGCTATATCAATCTCTTGCCCGAGATAATTCCTATTCTAGAACAATATGATTATGATATTGAACTGGATGACCAGCGTGATTATTCCACTGTGTTTGATTTTGCGCAGGTAGCAGAAGATTCATTTGCACACAAAACTTGGCCTGTGGGGCATCCTGCCGTGGGTCAACCCATCTTGTTGCGTGACTATCAAGTGGAGATTGTAAACAACTACCTGCAGAATCCACAGTGCATACAAGAAGTGGCCACAGGTGCAGGAAAGACCTTGATGACTGCTGCGCTATCTAAAAGCGTGGAAGCATATGGTCGCAGTATCATTATCGTACCCAACAAGAGCTTGGTAACACAAACAGAAAAAGACTATGTCAATCTAGGCCTGGATGTAGGCGTGTACTTTGGTGATCGAAAAGACTACAACCGAACACACACCATATGCACATGGCAAAGTCTAAACAACATGATGAAGAAAACCAAGTCGGGCGAAGCCGAAGTGGACATTCAGGACTTTATCGAAGGCGTGGTTTGTGTGATTGTGGACGAAGTACACATGGCTAAAGCAGATGCCTTAAAGACCTTGCTTACAGGTGTGATGGCTAGAGTGCCAATTCGATGGGGGTTGACAGGAACTGTGCCCAAAGAAAAGTTTGAAAGCCAAAGTTTACTGGTGAGTCTGGGCCCGGTTATCAGCAAGCTCAGTGCCAGCGAACTGCAAGATCGTGGAGTGCTGGCACAGTGCCATGTGAATATTGTGCAACTGATAGACCATGTGGAATACAGCAACTATCAAAGCGAGTTAAAATATCTGCTGGAAGAGTCGGGCAGATTAGACACCATAGCAGATCTTGTGCGTCGAGTAAATGAAACTGGCAACACATTAGTGCTAGTTGACCGCACAGAGTGTGGTAGACAACTGGTAGCACGGTTAGGAGAAAAAGCTGTGTTTGTGTCTGGAGCGACAAAGGGAACAAAGAGGCAAGAAGAATATGACGAAGTGGCAGACTCTGTAGACAAGATTATTGTGGCCACTTATGGTGTGGCTGCTGTGGGTATCAACATACCAAGAATCTTTAATCTTGTGCTGATTGAACCGGGCAAATCATTTGTTAGAGTTATCCAATCAATTGGACGTGGTATTCGCAAAGCCGAAGACAAGGATCATGTGCAGATTTGGGATATCACAAGCACATGCAAATTCGCTAAACGCCATTTAACCAAACGCAAAGTTTTTTATAAAGAAGCCAACTATCCATTCACAGCAGAAAAGCTGGACTGGATGAAAATAGCTTGACATTCATCATTAAACCCTGTATTATAATACTATGCGAATTTTAACACTTGACAACACTTATTACGATCTTGACCATTTGCCCGAAGAAGTAGATGATATGAGATTTGCAATCTTGGACAACAGCAATCCTCAAGATCCTGATTATCATTTTATTCCCTTGATCTTTTTAGAGAGCTTTAACGCTCCTGCTCTGGTGCTGCGTATTGGAAACGCTACTATCAAAATGCCCATGGACTGGCAAATTCTAATTGGCGAACCTGATGTAGGCGATCTAGAAGTGCTGCCATTAACCAGCATCAATGATCGTGGCTTCAAGGTGTTTCAATTTAATCCGCTCACCAGCTACCGGCCCAGTTTTCCGGACATTGAAATCCTGGATGTATATCATGAAGTAAACTGGTATGCACCCAAACTAAAGAATGGGCAAATGCTGGCCGTGCCCTTAAACGACGATGCTGAACCCGACTGTGTGTACTTTGTGAAAGATGTCAGTCGTAACTGCGAAATTGTAGACTACAATAAAGCATGGTAGGCTAGATAATGTACACAGAACCACAGTTGTTTGAAACTCTTGCTCGCTTGGCCAGGATCTATGCAGAAAGCTACCCAGACGATCGTGAAGGACTAGAACGATTCCTGCACTGGGCACATGCACAATATGGCTACACTTATGGGCCAGCTTAACCCTGGTGCTAGTTACATTTACGAGCGAAATGGTGATACTGTATTTCGCCGAGAAGTAGGCCAGACTGAACGAGAAGTAGTGGGCTACGATCATCGAACTTCAGACGGCAGACCGCTAGTCGACCATATTCGTGAAGATAAACTTTGGGGTGAGATCAGGCGTGCTGCTAAAACCAATCCTGCTTTACAAGAAGCCCTAGATCGTGTTATAATCATTTATCAACTGAGCAAACCAACATGAGTGATAAACTAAACATTGGCAACGAGATGCGACAGCTGGATCTCAAAAATAGAGCCTTTTATGACAGCTTGGATGCAGATGAACGCAAGAAGTTCAGCACCTTTTTAATGATCCGCTGGAGCAGTGCTGTAGAAGGATCTAGAGAGCTGCAAGAGTATTATGTGCAAAGTGCCAATCACTATGTGAACAAGCACTTCTTTACACTGAGCAAACACCCCAAACTGCAATGGTTGTGCGCCACTGCTGCAAGTCCAGGCATGGGTGCGTTAAGACATAACTGGATTGCACCCAAAAAGAAAGAAGCTGGTGCCAGCACCAAACGCAAAGCACTTGCAGCCATGTTTCCGCACTACAAAGAAGACGAGCTTGATGTCATGATGCAAGTGGTCTCACAAAAAGAAATTGACTCTTACAACAAGTCTGCCGGCAATGATAAAAAATGATTCAGCAACTGGGTAGCATTTGACACAGTACATTAAAGATAGTAAACTACTAGCATGACATTCGCATGTGCTTACTGCAAGAAAACTTTTGTAAAAGAAACTTCCATTGAGGTGCATGCTTGTGAGCCCAAACGGCGTGCGCTGCAAAAGGATGAGCCTGGTGTAAGGCTTGGGTTTCAGGCCTACTTGAGATTTTACGAAACCATGCAAGGATCAGCTCGTAACAAAACCTACAATGACTTTGCTGGTTCAGCCTACTACAAGGCCTTTGTGAAGTTTGGACGCTACTGTGTGGACACCCGCACAATCAATCCTGCACAGTTCATGCTGTGGCTGCTAAAAGCACAAAAAAAGATTGACTACTGGTGTTCAGACAAAGTCTACACAGAATACTTGCTGTACTATCTGCAGATAGAAGCAGTGGATGATGCACTGGCACGAGCAATTGAATACAGCATGACCTGGGAAGAAAACACAGGCCATCCTGCACATGACTGTTTGCGTTACGGCAACACCAATGCAATATGTTATGCTGTTACATCGGGACGAGTAAGTCCCTGGGTGATTTATAACAGTGAATCAGGACAGAAGTTTTTAAGCAGTCTAGATCCTACACAAGTGGCCATGATATGGAGTTACATTGACAGTGATGCATGGCAAAAACGCTTTAGAGATCATCCCGAAGATCAAGCATATGCACAAGAAATTTTAACCAAAGCAGGATGGTAACATGATTAAAACTATTATGAATGGGGCAGGAATAAATGTCAGTAACGGCATTCACTCAACACTCTATATAGACATGACTCGACCCAGTGCCGGCATGGTCCGATACAACGGTAATAATTTTGAAGTTTATGACGGCAACTCTTGGATAATAATTCCTAGTGGAGATGCCCAAGTCAGTCTTGATGGTGTGACCCTGGAATCTTTGCAATGGGTTCGTCGCAAAATGACAGAAGAAAAACACCTGGAAGAATTGGCAAAAAGTCATCCTAGTGTGGCCGATGCAGTAGCAGCAGTGGCTCAGGCACAAGAGCAAGTGGCTATTGTAGCAGCACTGGTACAACAATGAGTGCAGACATTGACATTGCTCTCTGAAAAACTTATATTGTTTACGTTACTGATAAATAATATTATGAAAAACATTAGCCCGACTACCCTTTATGTGAAACAACACAATAAAACGGGCCTAAAATATTTTGGTAAAACAATTCAACGTAATCCTGAAAAATATAAAGGTTCGGGCTTATATTGGGAAGAACATTTGAAAATACACGGTCATGATATCTCAACTGTGTGGACTAAAACTTTTGATAACAAACAACAGTTAACTGAGTTTGCTATTAAATTTTCTGAAGAAAATAATATTGTTAATTCAAATGAATGGGCAAATCTTAAACCCGAAAATGGGTTAGATGGTGCTACGCCCGGCCACACTTACGGTAAAGCAAACAAAGGTAAAAAACTTGGGCCGCTGTCAAACTCGCATAGGGCAAACGTATCGGCTGGATTAAAAGGAAATACTAATGCAAAAGGATTAGCAGGCTACACACAATCTCAAGACCATATTAATAAACGAATGAAAGCCCACCGGGGAATTAAAAAAGGACCGCAAACAGCAGAGCACATTACAAGCAGATTTGAAAAGAAACAATGTGAATATTGTAAGGCATACTTTTCTCCAACTAACTTTAGTCGCTGGCACGGCAACAAATGTAAAAACAAATGAAAAAAGCAGACATAGATATAGATCTGGCAGATAGAGATAAGTTACTAACACTGATTAATATAACTGCGGCAATGCAAAAGGTGAACGGACAAGTTAGAAAGCATAATAGCGGAGTTTATCCCACTGACATTCCGCGGGATGCGGTCAACGGATATGCCGCACTAGATTACGAATCTGCAGAGCAACGCGGCTACTTCAAGATCGACTTGTTGAATATGAGTGTTTACAATCTGGTACAAAGTCCTGCACACTACGAAACTTTGCTGGCACAAGAGCCCGACTGGGCACGCCTTGGCACAGATCGTGCTTGGGCCAGTCAACTAGTACACGTGGGAAACTATGCGGACCTGCTGCGAGAAATGAAGCCAGATTCAATCCCTAGAATGGCTGCATTTATCAGCATTATTAGGCCGGGCAAAGCACACCTACAAGGACAACCTTGGGATCAAGTGTTTGCTGAAGTCTGGAACGGGGATGATTCACGTGGTTACACCTTTAAGCGTAGTCATTCTATCTCCTATGCTGCCTTGGTAGCATTGCACATGAATTTACTCAATACGCCTGACCAAGGTAATTGATTTTCGCTTGGATTTTTTGCGGGCAATGTCCATGAGGCTACAGATGGGACCGTGTAAAATTTCCAGGTCCTTGTTGGCAAATGTTCTCAAAGTAACACGAAATTGATCCCATTCTTTGCGCAGGAAAATGTTTATAGGAATGCTTCTGTTGCTTTCCCACCACCATGTGCCGGCCAGTTCCAAAAATAACATCTTGTCAACTTGATCTATCACTGATCCAAAGTCGTAAATAGTTGTCACAATGTCATCTCGATTCTGTACCACTCCCACATACTCTTGATTTGCATACATGCACAAGGTAATGAAGGGGTACTTTTCCGTCAGTTTTTCAAATATGTTATTGCCCATCAGGGTTATTTATTAGCAGCTAAATAGAGTAATGTATTCCACCACCGTTTATCTTTACCAACAAATTACCCGAGTGTTATTGGTCAACACCGATGGCGGTTACTTCACAGCAAGGTATGATCCAGTGTACGCAAAATCTCTAACCATCAACAAAGGCGTGGACAATGTTCTCTTGTTTGAGTTCATTAACCAAGACCAAAAACCTGTAAATATCACAGGTAGCACG